GTGAATTAGGCGCGACTAATGCGCTTCTTTATGCACGAATTGAAAATGATGCAGAGAACCCTGACTTTATCACAGGAAACCAATTCGCAAGAATAGGTATTATTGAGAATCCATATGCATGGGGTTCTACACAGTTACTTACTTTGGATAAAGCATCTGCTACTTATGCATTAAGATTAGCAGGTACTGGGTATAGTTCAGTATCTTTTGCTGGTGATAGTATAATTACACAGACTGTTGGTACTGGTGTTACTGCTGTTGGTAGGGTTGTTTCATATGATCAAACTACTGGAGTATTGAAGTATTGGCAGGATAGAACCATTGCTGGTTTTAATACTGTTGGTACTGCACAAACAAACCCAACTTATGGTTATGATACTACGCGATTTACTTCAGATCCAACATCAGGTGGTAATCGAATTATTGTAGGTGGTAGTGCTAATTTGTCTATTAGTACTACATTTAGTGGTCTATCTACCTCAATAAATAATAGGACATACTACCTTGGTCAATCCTTTACAAAAGGATTAGCAAACCCAGAAATTAAAAAATATTCTGGAAATATGATTTACGTTGACCACAGACCTTCTATTACACGATCTTCAAACCAAAAAGAAGACGTTAAGATCATATTACAGTTCTAAAATACTATGGCCCAACAAACTAATCTCAACGTCAGTCCATATTTTGACGACTTTGCAGAGGATTCTAATTATCATAAGGTTCTCTTTAAACCAGGATATCCTGTCCAAGCAAGAGAATTAACTGGTCTGCAGTCAATACTGCAGAATCAGATTGAGAAGTTTGGTCAGCACTTTTTTAAGGAAGGGTCTAAGGTTATTCCTGGAAATACAGCGTATTCTCCAGAGTATTTTGCTGTAGAATTAAATAATACTCACTTAGGTGTACCCGTAAATTACTATATTGAACAGTTGGTTGGTAGAAAGATAATTGGAATGTCAACTGGTGTGACTGCTATAGTTAATCAGGTTTTAGAAGCAACTGAGTCTGAAAGAGGAAATTTAACAATATATGTGTCTTACATATCTTCTGGTGTTGAAGATAGTTCTATTAAACAGTTTAATGATGGAGAACTTTTAATAGCAGATAGTGATATAACTTCTGACTCTTCAAATAATGCATATATTCCTTCTGGGGAATCATTTGCATCTTGTATAGCACAGAATGCAACTTCTACTGCTGCATCATTCTCAATATCTAATGGTGTTTATTTTATAAGAGGGAATTTTGTCAATGTTCATGATGAGACTATAATTTTAAGTCAATATGATGCTACTCCTAGTGGAAGAATTGGTTTAAGAATTGAGGAAGATATTCTTAATGCTGATGAGGATCCAACTTTAGCAGATAACTCCAAAGGTTTTAATAACTATGCTGCACCTGGTGCAGACCGTTTAAAGATTACTGCTACTTTATATTCAAAACCATTAGATGATTTTAATGATTCTAATTTTATAGAATTAGCAACTGTTAATAATGGTACTTTAACATCTCAGAAGGTTAATCCTGAATATAATTTTATTGCGGATGAACTTGCTCGTAGAACATACGAAGAGTCTGGTGACTATACTATAAAACCATTTAATATTACTGTAAAGAATTCTTTAAATGATGGTATTGGTAATAATGGGGTATTTAGTGAAGGAGAATCTACTCCTGCAGGAACTTTAGCTTCTGATGATCTTGCATTATATCAAATAAGTCCAGGTAAGGCATTTGTAAAAGGATATGAAGTAGAAACACTTGCTTCAACTTACTTAGATTGTGCTAAACCAAGAACATCTAAAAAATTAGAAACTCAAGGAATATCTTATAATACTGGTACAACACTTACTCTTAATAGAGTGCATGGAGCACCTGTTATTGGAATAGGTAATACTTATATTGTTAGTTTAAGAAGTCAAAGAACTGCTGGTGCTGGCAAGGTGGCTGGTCAAGAGATTGGTGTTGCAAGAGTTTATGACAATGCGTTAGAATCTGGATCATATTCTGCTAGTAATTCAAATACTAATGAGTGGGATATTTCACTCTATGATGTACAATTAAGTACTCGCATAACATTAAATGAGAATATTACCCTACCTGTTCCAACACATATAAAGGGAAAATATAGTGGTGCTACTGGATATTTAATGAATGCTGTTAGTGCCAGCACATCTATGGATGTTTACGGTACAACTGGTCAGTTTTTACAGAATGAACCATTTATCTTTAGTAGAAATGATGCTAATCAAAATCCAAATAGTCGTGTTGCAGTTGCTGTAACATCATATGGAGTTGGGGATGTTAAGCAAATATATGGTGGGCCACAATTAGGTGATAGGGTTGGTGCTGGTATTGGTACTTTTTGTGCTGATGTTATACAGGAAGATGCTTTCACATTCGGTGAAGCAACAATGACTTCTGCAACTGGAAGTGGTGCTGTTTCTATTAGTACTATAACCAGTGAGAATACATTATTTCCAGGAAAATTAAAAGTTGATAATATTCTTTCGTTTGGTGGTCTTGGTAATAATGAAAGTTCATATGTAAGAATCACTGAAGTTAATGCTGCTAATGTAGTTGTTACAGGTGTTTCAACGGTAACTGGAGTTCAAGAAGGTGCATTATACAAAAGTACTGCTGGTACTACATTAAATGTTCCTAATTTAAAACTTGTAAGAAGTCCTTTATCAGCATCAACTGAGAATACTTTATATACATTGATGCCAAAAATGTTGGTTTCTGATGTTGATCTTTCGGATGCTGTATTGAGTATTAGGAAGACACAGACAGTAAGTATTGTTGGTGGTCAACTTTCTTCTGCTTTAACTGCAGATACTAATGAAGCGTTTTTGGCATATGATGAAGAGAGATATTCTCTAACAAGAGCAGATGGAACGACTATAGCACTTACTTCTGATATGTTCCAGTTCTCATCTGGATCTACTTTGTTACAAATTAATACTGGTGGTGCTGACTCTGCTGGATGTACATTAATAACAACATTACAGAAGTCAAAACCTTCTGCCAAGATTAAGAGATTAAACAGAGTCAATTCTGTTACTATTAATGCATCATCAGCAGCAGGATCTGGTATTGGTGCAACAACATTAAATGATGGTTTGGTTCGTGGTGATTTCCCAATCGGAACTCGTGTTCAAGATGAAGAGATTGTATTGAATAATGCTGATGTTATTAGGATTCATGGTATCTTTGAATCTCTTGATACAGGTGTCCCATCTGCACCTAAGATGACCTTATCTACTTTGAATGGTCCTACTGCAAAGACAACTGATCTTATTGTAGGTGAAAGAATTACTGGTGCTAATAGTGGTGCAGTTGCTATTGTTGCAGAAATATTGACAGATGCTCAAATATCATATATTCAGAAGAATACAGATGGTTTTGAAGAAGGTGAAGTAGTTACTTTCGGAGAATCTAATGTTCAAGGTGTTGTTACTACTTTAGATAATCCAAGTAGGAATATTTCTACCCATTATACATTTAATACTGGTCAAAGACCAACATTCTATGATTATGGATTTATTAGAAGACTTCCTAATGCTAAAGCACCAAAGAAAACTTTAAGGGTGTATTTTGCTAATGGTTATTATGATGACACTGATGATGGTGATATTACAACAAAGAATTCCTATGATACTTGGAATTATGCAAAAGATATTCAAACAATTAATGGTGATAAGGTTACTGATACCATTGATATAAGACCAAAAGTTGGTACTTATACCGTAACTGAATCTAAGAGATCTCCATTAGAATTCTATGGAAGGAATTTTGCTTCTAGTGGAAATTCTGCTAAAAATATTTTGGCATCTGATGAGACTATTACTACTAATTTCTCATTCTATGTTGGTAGGGTAGATAGAATTTTCTTAGATAAAACTGGAACATTCCAGGTTCAGTATGGTGATCCATCAGAGAAACAAGAAAGACCTATATCTATTGATGATGCAATAGAGGTTGGTAGTGTTACAATGCCACCATTCCTCTTTGATACTGATCATGCTGCACTTTCGTTTATGAAGCATAAGCGGTATAGGATGAAAGATATTAAAGATCTTGAAGATAGAATCAAGAGTCTTGAATATTATACATCATTATCTCTTCTTGAAACAGAAACTGCTAATATGTTCCTTCCAGATGCAGATGGAATGAATAAGTTTAAGTCTGGTTTCTATGTTGATAATTTTACTTCACTGTTACCACAAGAGACTAGTGTTAAGATAAAGAATAGTCTTGATCCAACACTTAAGGAATTAAGACCACAGCATTATACAACATCGATTGACTTGATTACTGGACCTGTTGAAGGGGTTGCTGCTAATGTTGATAGAACATTTATGGATCCAGAGGGTACCAATGTTAAGAAAGGTGCTGATATTGTTACTCTTGACTATACTGAAAAAGAATGGTTAAGTCAGCAATTTGCTACTAGAACAGAGAGTGTTACTCCATTCTTGGTAAGTTTTTGGCAAGCATCAGTAAAACTATCACCTTCATCAGATACTTGGGTAGATACTGCAAGAATTAAAGCAAAAATTATTAAACAAGAAGGTAATTTTGCTGGAACAATGGCTCAAGCAATGCAGGAATTTGGTGTTGACCCACAAACTGGTCAAGCTCCAGTAGTATGGAATGCTTGGGAAACTACTTGGACTGGTAGAACCTTTACTGATCGTCAAGAACAAAGGACAGAAGTAACAGGGACGCATGAAGTAGAAGAAATTGTTAAGGCTGGTTGGATTAATGGTGGTGATGGTGTAAACCATTCTAAGATGATTAAGTATGAAACTTCAACAACATACCAAGATACAATTAGAGATACCTATGATACAGGTACTTCTAGAAGAAATGGTACAAGAAAAGTTGTTACTGAGCAATGGGATAATGAATCTATTGGTGATAGGGTGGTTAGTAGGGATATTATACAAATAATGCGTTCTAGAAATATAGAATTTAGAGCTACTAAGTGCAAACCATTAACTCAGATGTATCCATTCTTTGATGGAGTAAAAGTTAGTAGATACTGTACTGCAAAATTAATGGAAATCACAATGGAATCTGGAACATTCCAGGTAGGTGAAACTGTTACTGGAACTATTGCTAGTGTAGGTGTTCAAGCAGAAGGTACTGATAAACCATTTATTAAGTATAGAGCTGCTCAAGCAAATCATAGAGAAGGACCTTTTAATGCTCCAACAGCAGTATTCAAAAAGAATCCATATATCTCACAAGTTGGAGCAACAGGGTTAGAGACATTTTTAGGAACTCCTGGAACTGTTCAGTTAGCTAGTGCTTCTGGTGGAGCAACAGATCTTCCATCTACATATTCAGCAACTACAACTATATTGAATGTTGATACTAAGTCCTTAAGTGAACAAGCACAAGGAGATTGGTTTGGATATGCTAAGACTGGTATGGTTTTACGTGGAGCAACCAGTGGTGCTATTGCAAAAATTAGTAATGTTAGATTAATAACCGATTTGGGTGCTAATCTAATTGGTTCATTCTATCTTCCAAATCCAAATAGTGGTAATCATCCAAGGTTCGAAACAGGTACAAAGACCTTTACTTTGATTGATAATACTACTAATGACCAAGATAATACTGATACCTTTGGTGAAGATCATTATACTGCTACTGGAACACTTGAAACTGTTCAGGAATCGATTATTTCTACTAGAAATGCTGTTATTCAAACTAAGCACACTAAAGACTCTAAATCTGCAAAGAGACTTGTAGGTTCTGGACTTCAGAGTTCTAATGTAATATCAACATCTACTCAGAAAGCAGGTGCAAGGGATATCTGGTATGATCCTCTAGCACAATCTTTCCAGGTTACAGAAGATAAAGGGATCTTTATTACTAGTTGTGATGTCTACTTTAAGTCTAAGGATGACATGGATATTCCTATGACATTCCAGATTCGAACAATGTCTGGAGGTGTCCCGACGCAGAAAATATTACCATTCTCTGAGATTGTAATGGATCCAGATGATATTAAAATATCTTCAACTGGAACTGTAGCAACTACATTTACATTTGATGCACCAGTATATCTTGAAGGTGCAAACCAAGAATATGCAATTGCGCTTTCATCTTGGTCAACAAAATATCAAGTGTTTATCTCTAGAATTGGAGAGTCTGATTTACTAACTGATGAATTTATTTCACAGCAGCCATATTTGGGATCTCTATTCAAGTCTCAGAATGCTTCTACTTGGGAACCTTCTCAGTGGGAAGATCTTAAGTTTAAGATTAGAAGAGCAGAATTTGAGACTTCGGGGACAATGGAATTATATAATCCAGTCCTTTCAGAAGGTAATGCTCAGATTGCAAAATTAATGCCCAATCCAATCAATATCAATTCAAGAGAGGTTAGAGTTGGTTTTGGAACTACAGTAACTGATACTGCACTTACTAAAGGTAATACAATTACTCAGCAAGGATCAAATGCAAGAGGAGACTTTTTATCAGTCGCAGGTGTTGCTACTGGAGCATTAGGAGTTATTAATGGTGGTTTAGGATTCTTCCCATCATCTGGAAGTAAAGGTTATACTGGTATTGCTTTAACTAACATAACGGCTGGAGGAGATTACTTAAATGCAAATATACATGTTGTTGATGGTGCTATAGGAGTTGCAACAGTTGTAACTTCTGGTTCTGGATTCCAAGTCGGTGATGTTCTTGGTATAGCAACAGTTGGTGTAGGAACATTGAATGTTGGTAGAAATGCTCGTTTCTCTGTTACCAATCTTGGTCAGATTAATGAATTATTGCTCGAAAATGTTCAGGGCAACTTTGTAGTTGGTGCTGGTAAGACTATTATGTTTGATCATCCAATTACTGGAATTACAACAACTCTAGGTGCTAATGGTGGTACTGCTGGATGGGGATTCTCTCCAGAGAAACTTACTGTTGTTAGTGATGGATTGCATCTTACTGTTGATCATAGAAATCATGGTATGCATCATGAGCAAAATAGAGTAATAATATCTGATGCAGTTTCAGATGTTGCGCCAACAAGATTATCATTACCATATGGTTCAACTTCTACTACATCTATTCCTGTAGAGAATAGTGCTGACTTTGAATCTTTTGAAAATGTTGGTGTTGCAGCAACTAATCCAGGTTTGGTTCAAATTGGAGATGAAGTTCTGAAATATACTGGAGCAGGTGGTGGTAATTTAACTGGAATTGCTAGAGGTAGTGGTGGTTCAAACTATCTAAAAGGACAACCTGTTTATAAGTATGAATTGGGTGGAGTTTCTCTTGCAAGAATTAATAAAACTCATCTACTGAGTGATGTTACTGTCCTTGATCCCGCACCAATAACATTTGATTCATATACCCTCAAACTAGATCATAGTAGGATATCTGGTTCTGATGGTGTAAAAGGAGATGCTGAAGATCGAAGTAGTAATACTGCAGGAAGTAATCCAGTACTTTACTTCAATGATACTAGATCTACTGGTGGATACAATGTTAAAGGAACTCAAAACATACCGTTCCAAATTATATCTCCAAATATTCAGAATACTACTGTTCCTGGAACATCTATAAATGCTACTTTAAGAACTGTTTCTGGTACTAGTCTTGGTGATGGTAAAGGTCAAGGTACTGATATACCATTTATGGATAAAGGATCTGAATCTGTTACCTTGAATGCGTCTAACTATTTGAATTCTACAAGGTGTGTTGCATCTAGAGTTAATGAAAACAATAATGCTACACTTAAGTCATTCCCAGGTGATAGATCACTTGCTATGACCGTTAATTTGAGTACATCAGATCCAGCATTATCACCTGTGATTGATTTGGAAAGAATTAGTGCAATTTTAGTCTCTAATAGAGTTGATGCACCAGTTTCAAATTATAAGACTGACAATAGGGTTAACAGTATGTTTGATGATCCAACAGCATGTCAGTATATTTCTAAGGAGAATACTTTAACAAACTCTGCTACTCAAATTAAAATTATAATGAATGCTCATATTAATGAGTACTCTGATATCAGAGCATTCTATGCAATTAGTGATACTGCTAACTTTGACCCAATCTTTATTCCATTCCCTGGATATTTGAATTTGAATAATAGAGGAGAGGTTCTTGCTCAAGCAGACAGTGATGGGCGACCAGATAAGTATAGTCCTAAGCAAGATGCTGGTAAGTTTAAAGAGGGTGAGATATCCTTTAGGGAATACACTTTTAGTGTAGAAGATCTACCAACATTTAAGCATTATAGGATTAAGTTTGTAATGACTTCAACTGATCAAACATGGGTTCCTAAAACATCTGACCTACGTGTTATTACATTGGCATAATTATGAGTTACGTAAAGGTAAAAGATTTTTCAAATCTTGCTAGAGACCCAGATAGTGGTCAAATAATTAATACTAATGATTTTGAATATGATCAGTATATTGCTCGTCGATCTGCAAAAAAACTTGAAAAACAAAAGCAGGTAGCAGTCGAGGGTGATTTGGATACTATGAAATCTGATCTTGATGCCCTGAAGGGGGAAATTGGTGAAATTAAGTCTCTACTAAAGGAACTAGTCAATGTCCACTAAAAAAATTACATTCGATCCAGAGTCTGGTGTTGCATATGCAGCTAATTTTGTTCTTAATGGTGGTTCTGATTTCACAGGAACATTTGAAGTAGTAGATACTAGTGGAACTGGGTGGAATTTTTCTACAACCAATTCAGTTGGTATTGCTACCACTACAGGATGGACTGGATCATCTCAGATGACCAAGAGTATTTCTATTGGTTCAACTGGGTTCCCTGCAGCAACTTTTGTTGTTGGTATTGATACTACCAGTGCTACTGCAGGTAAGTTTACTATTTCTTTAGGATCTACTGCTACCAGAACTTTAAGTGAAGGTAGGTATGTGTATGATGTTATTGTTAGTTCTGGATCGACGTTCTATAGGATTGTTGATGGAACAATCTTGGTCCAACCAGGCATTTCGTCTGCAATATAAATATTGATAGAGGTATAGTATAAATGTCCCAACCAGGATCACGATCAGAACTTATCACTTACTGCAAGAGGCAGTTAGGTGCTCCAGTATTGGAGGTTAATGTTGCTGATGAACAAGTAGAAGATCTTCTCGATGATGCTATTCAGTATTTTCAAGAGAGGCATTTTGATGGTGTATACCCAACTTTTTTAAAGTATAAGTTAACAGAAGATGATATAAAAAGAGGAAGATCGAGAGATGGAAATACTGATAATGTAGGAATAACAACCACTACTGCTACTGCAACTATTGATGGTGGCACTACTACCTTTAGTTGGACAGAGACTAGTAATTATTTGCAGGTTCCACCAGAGGTTATTGGAGTAACAAAGATATTCCATTTTGATGGAACAAACGCCATGTCAAGTGGTATGTTTAGTATTAAGTATCAAATGTTCCTGAATGATGTATATTATTGGGGTGCAATGGAGATGTTGACATATGCAATGACTAAGACATACCTTGAAGATATTGATTTCCTATTAACAACACAGAAACAAATAAGATTTAATCAGAGACAAGATAGATTGTATATGGATATTGATTGGAGTAATGTTGTTGAGGGTGATTATATTATTATGGATTGTTATAGAGCAATGAATCCGAATGACTATGGAAGAGTATGGAATGATTCATTCCTTAAGAAATATACAACTGCTCTCATTAAGAGACAATGGGGACAGAATTTAATGAAGTTTACTGGAGTTAAATTGCCTGGTGGAGTAGAATTAAATGGTAGACAAATGTATGATGATGCTGAAAAGGATCTTGAAGTTATTAGAGAAATGATGTCTAACACTTATGAACTTCCACCACTAGATATGATAGGTTAAGATTATGGCACTTAACCCGTTCTTTCAACAAGGCTCATCTGGGGAACAAAGTCTTGTTCAATCTCTTATTAATGAACAATTGAGGATGTATGGTGTAGATATACACTATATGCCTAGAAAGTATATTGAAGAGAAAACTATATTAAAGGAAGTAACTGCATCTAAGTTTGATGATGCATATCCAATAGAAGCATATATTGATAACTTTGATGGGTATGGAGACAACCCAACAATGTTGTCGAAGTTTGGTATTCAGGCAACTAATGAAGTTACTGTAATTATTTCCAAAGAAAGATTTGAAACTTATATTTCTCCTTTGATGAAGAATGAGGAGAATGTAAAATTATCTACTAGACCTAAAGAGGGAGATTTAATATATTTTCCATTAGGAGATCGTCTATTTGAAATCAAGTATGTAGAGCACGAGAAACCATTTTATCAACTTAAGAATACTTATGTTTATGAACTGCGTTGTGAGCTCTTCCGTTATGAGGATGAGGTTATTGATACTGGGGTTGATGAGATTGACGACACCCTGGAGGCGGTTGAAGGTGCCGATGGTGAAGATGTACTCATCGGTTCTGGTGGTACACAGAAATTAACTCTTGCTGGAGTATCAGTACAGGCAACTGCTGTTACTGGAGTTATTAATGGTGGTATTCAATACATCAGTATATCCAATAGAGGCAACAGTTATACATATGCACCAAGAGTAGCAATATCTTCTGCTCCTGCTGCTGGTGTAACTGGTATAGCAACTGCTAATTTACTTGGTGGTATTACTGTATGTTCTGGTGCTGCTGATATTAATAATAGTAAGAAGAGAGTAGTTCAGTCTATTAACCTGATAAATCCAGGTATGGGATATACAAGTAACCCAACAATTGAAGTATTTGGTGATGGTACAGGTGTTGCTGCTACATCCAAGATGGAGAATGGAACTATCGGTATTGTTACTATTACTGCTGGTGGTTCTGGTTATTCTACAAGTCCTACTATTTCCTTTACAGGTTTATCAACAGTCTCTGCTGCTGCAACAGCCGTTATAAGTGCTGCTGGAACTATTTCTCAGATACAGATAACAAATGCTGGTGCTGGTTATACCGTATCTCCAACAATGTCTATTTCTTCACCAGGAAGTTCTGGTACTGGAAATTATACATTTAATGAGATTGTTACTGGTAGTGTTAGTGGTGCTACAGCAAGAATAAGAACACATAGTTCTGTTACAAATGAAGTAGAAATTGGTAGTATCTCAGGAACATTTAAGATTAATGAAGATCTTACAGGAGCATCTTCTGGTGCTGTACAAAGAATAAGACTAATCGACCTAACCAATTTTGATGATGGATTTGGTGAAAATGATGAGTTTGAATTACAAGCAGATGCTATTTTAGATTTCTCTGAAGGTAATCCGTTTGGTACTCCCTAAATAGTACGTCAGGTCTATAACCATGTTTGAATATTTTTATAACGAAATTTTTAGAAAGACTATAATTTCTTTCGGTACCCTTTTCAATGATATCTCTGTTAAGCAAGAGGGATCTGTTGTAAAGGTTCCTTTGGCATATGGACCAACTCAGAAGTTTTTAGCAAGATTAGAGCAAGCACCTAATTTAAGTCAGTCAGTTGCAATATCCTTACCAAGGATGTCTTTTGAATTTATTGGACTTACATATGATCCTGCTAGGAAAGTTACTACTACTCAGCAGATTACTGTAAAGGATCCTGATAGTGGAACTGATACTAAGAAAGCATTTATGCCTGTTCCATATAATATGCAATTTGAACTTGCTATTATGTGTAAATTGAATGATGATGCATTGCAGATCGTAGAGCAGATATTACCATATTTTCAACCACAATATAACCTAACAGTTCAGTTAGTAGAAGGACTTAACGAGAAGAGAGATATTCCTATTATATTAGAAAACGTATCAATGCAGGACGACTATGAGGGAGATTATACTTCACGTAGAGTTCTTCTTTATACATTAAGATTTACTGCAAAAACATACCTATTCGGTCCTATCTCCAGCGCAAGCAAGGATATCGTCAAGTCTGTTTCTGTTCGTTATCTTGCTGGTGGTTCTAAGAGTACTGAAAGGGATATTACATACTCTGTTGTCCCTAGAGCAATTAAGGATTACAGTGGTGATATTCGTACTGAACTTGCAGAAGATATAGATCTTGGAGCAACAGAGATTAATGTAGCAGATGGTACTCAGGTTACCGTTAAGAAATACATTGATGTTGATGGTGAGGAAATGTATGTCAGTAAGATTACTGGTAACAAACTTACCGTTAAGAGAGGTGAGGATAGCACAACTGCTGCAGCACACGTAAGAGGAACACCAGTCAAGGGTATTGATTACACCGCAAGAGAAGATAGTGATCTCATAGAAATGGGAGATGACTTCGGATTTAGTGGTACTATAACATGAAGAAAACCAACCTAGATGATGCATTTAATATGGATGCGACAGTTGATATTGTTCCCGCAGATAATGTTGGAATAACACCTGAACAGAAACCTGATAGACTTACTAAAACTGATATTGATAAAGACTATGAGTATACTCGTGGTAATCTTTACAGTATTATAGAGAAGGGTCAGGAAGCAATTAATGGTATTCTAGAACTAGCACAAGAGAGTGAGATGCCCAGAGCATATGAGGTTGCAGGACAGTTGATTAAGAGTGTCTCTGATGCAACTGACAAGTTGATGGATCTTCAGAAGAAACTTAAAGATGTAGAGGAAGAGACACAAAATAAAGGACCATCTACTGTCAATAATGCACTATTTGTTGGTTCTACTGCAGAACTACAAAAGATGCTAAAGGCTCAATTACCTAAAAATTCTAAATAAATCAGGGAGAAAAATCCCGAAGTACCTAAGATACTCATACAATGTCGGATAAGTTACCGTCACTCGATGATCTACTCGAAGAGAGTAAACTTCCATCAGTAGACGATTTTAT